GAACAAAATCCAAAATTGAAGGAAATTGGACTATGGGCGATTGTATAGATTTTTGTAAGCAATCATTGGGTTCAGATAGATACGACATTCTACGAAACCTTTGGATTATGGATAATCAAGGAATGATCGCTAACCATAACAAACCAGAAGAACTTAGAGAGATCTGGATTCACAAACTAACTTTACAAGAGGCACCAGAATGGATCGCCCTGGCTAAACCTGATCAATACACTCAACTCAAGGTCCCTAAATTATGAACGCACAAGATCAGATCAATAAGAACTTAGAAAGAATGTTCGAAACTGTCAATGCTCAAGCTGATACACAACTTGTAGATACCTTGGCTGATACCCGAGAACCAGAATTAACCCCAGCCGATTTGATGCTAAATACTGCTGATGTAACCACGATCTTAACTTTGGACCACTACGAATAACTTATGCCAGCACCACTTTGGAAACCTGGAATCTCTCCTTATGCCTTATGGCTTAATGACCTACGAGAGAACCATCCTGAGAAGTATCAGGAACACATGGAAAAGAGAAGGGTGAAGAAATCCATGAAGGCAATGATGAATGAAGTTGTTATGGCTCAGAAAGAATCCTGGCTTACTTTGTTCAACAACGGCGCCTTAAAACTTATGGAACAGGCCATCAATAACGGAGATACTCAAGCCTTTTGCGCAGTGTATGATAGATTTGTAGGAAAACCAGACTCTAATGTAGACATCACTTCTGGTGGCAAAGAACTACAACCGCCTACAATTATCTTTGCTTCTGAAGAACTTGACGATTGGAAGGATGTCGGATAACACCCACAAGATCAAATTATACGGCTCCCAGCGAGATCTTTGGGATGCTATGTATAAATCAAAGAAAAATGTCATAGCAGTCGTGCCGGTTGGCTCTGGCAAATCATTCCTTTCAACACTGCTCCTACCTATAGTAGCAAACACACCTGAAATGAACATGGGTAGAGATGTCTGCTATGTGGCTCCATCTTCACCTATGGTAGATAGAATCATCTGGTCTCCGCTGAAGAAGATCTGTATGGACCAATACGGGTTAAAAGATGAATCAGACATCAACAACTCAAAGAAGACAATCACATTCAAAAATGGCATTCGCATAAATTGTCTATCAGCGCAAACTGGTTTGAAAGGTCTAAACGCCAGTCTGATCGTAGCCGATGAAGCCGCAGAATTTGATGAAGAAGCAATTCAAGAACTATCAAACCGTATTCGACCAGCAGTAGGTGATCCGACATCAGGTGGTCGAATGATTCTTATCTCAACACCTGAAGGTAAAAACGGATTCTACAAATTCTATGAAGAAGCTCTGAAGCATCCTGATGAATGGATAGTTATACACCTAAATTATCTACAGATGAAGTCTCAGTCTCGAAAATGGATAGAAACACAACGAGACCTACTTTCACCATTGAAGTTTGCCAGAGACATGATGTGTGATTGGGGATCTGTAGAAGACCAGTTCTACTATGCCTTTAACAAGTCTATGTTGGTTGCTGAAACAAAAGATCGAGGAAAAGAGTTGTATTCCTTTCACGACTTTAACAAGCGAGTAATGTGCGCCATCATTGCTCAGGTAGTAGGTGAATCACATACTCGAACAGGAACATTAGAGATACTTAAATCCTATGCCATACCAGAATGCGGCACCGAACAATTAGCACAAAAGATTCGAGAGGATTTTCCTAAGCGAGAGATTAAATCGTTTATGGACATGTCAGGTTCTGACCTAAACCGAGATACCACCTCAGTTTTCGGAGTGACAGATAAGACTATTCTTGAGCAATACGGCTTTCGCATACAGAACAGCAAACGATCTATGCCAAGAATTGGAGATACAGATAACTCGAGCAACGCCTTCATAAATCAGCGCAGGTTATTGGTTCCTATTTACGAAACAAAGGTTGTTGATGCCTTAGAGACTTTTCATTATGTTGATGGAAATAGAAAAGAATTAGTAAAATACTCTGAGGTTAAATCAGCGCACATCGATGGTCTTGGCGATTGTTTAAGATACGGAATACATTTCCTGTTCCCAATGAATCACACTCAGGAACATCATGTAGATACTTACATAGATTCTGACATGCGCCATCAATCTGTTCCTGGTCAAGAATACATCGACAACTACGATTACGATCCAGATACAGGACAACAGACAAAAGAATCAATTATTAGAGAAATGTTAAAGGAGGTTCAACCGGACGAAGAGTATTGGTGCTAAATAAATAGTATACCAAATAAAAGGATCTTTCGTCCATGATTGTTAACGATCTGCTAAAACCTAGCCCGTTGATGGCTACTATAATGAATCAACTAAATCTTATGCGCAATGCATACGAAGGTGGCACACAATTTAAGCGTATTGTGCTACTTAAGAAACCAAGTGAATCTCCAGCACTTTATCAAGATAAACTCAACAATGTAGCAAACCTTCCAATCTGTAAGTCGATGATCAATGAGTTGATCGACATCATCTTCGACCAAAAGCCAAATCGAGAGTTAGCCTTCCTAACCCAAACTGGTCAATCAATTGCCACACCTGCCTGGTTTGAAGACTTCCTTCAGAATTGTGATCTACAACAAAATGAACTGTCAGACTTTATGGAGTCTGTTGCCACAGCCGCAGCGGTTGAAGGTTGGGCTTGGGTATTTGTTGATCTACCAGAAGATTCTAATCCTAATAACCGACCATACCTTACTTTGATTCCAGCGCAGCATGTATTGGAATGGAAGTCGTTCTCAGAAAATGGAATTACAACCATTACCTATCTAAAGGTAGTAGAGTATCAAGACGATAAATGTAAGAAGATTAAGGTTTGGGAAAAGGGTCAGTTACCTGGTGTTGAAGATGATGGAGAGGCATTTCCTGGATCACCTACAACTGCCACTCTCTATGTTATTCCAACTGTTGGTGGAACACCCAATGTCGCAACAGTAGAACCAGAAGAAGTCTATGAGTTCCCACCTGATTATCCTATTCCAGTTCGACAGGTAATGCCGGTAAAGGACATTCAAAATAATGTTATCGGCATAAGTGACCTAACCGACATCTGTGACCTTCAACGCGAAATGTTACGCCTTGAGGCTGAAGCCTATGATTCAATTCGATTCAGCAAACCTATTATCCGCGCAAACTCAGGTATTAAGGTTCCAGCAGGTGGAGGAGGTATCGTCCACGGTGAACAAGGATGTATTGAAGTTTGTGAAATACCTGTCTTAGATGTAACTCAAATTCGAGAACAGCAGATGCAACTCATCACCTCTTTTGATGGTTATACAGGTAGAGCAGGAACTCGTAATGTATCTGAGCAAGTGCAAAGTGGTATAAGCATCGTAGAAGAACGAAAGACTCTACATAAGAAAGCACAGACTCGAGCACGCGCACTAGAAAAGGCTGAAATGTCGATCCTGGAATTAGTCTGCTACATGATGGGAATAGAATGGGTAGGCAAAGTTGAATACAATTCTGATTATGAAGCACGCGATACTCAATTCAAACTGGCTCTTCTACAACAGGCTAAACTTTTATCACAGAATCCAGTTATTCAAGGAATCATTGATACTGAAGTTATTCGCCTAATCGCTCCTGCTGATGAACTCACAAAATACCTAAAACTTATCGGTAAGGCTCAGCTGGATGATCTGGACATAACCAACAAAGACGATGACATCAAGGAAGATGATGGAGCAGCAGGAGATTCAAAAGAACCTCTGTCTGGAGCAATTTCATCAGATGCTGTTCAGGTAAATGCGACTTATGCGCAAACAAACAACATGAACAAAGCAACCACAGGCTCACTATAGATTTGGTATAAATAAGATTACTTAGGGTTGTGCCCTTAATAACAAAAAGGAGAATAGACTAAATGTCTGAAGAAATGACAAACGGTGGTGCCGATAACCAAGACAACGCAACACTCGCCGCTGGTGGCGATACCCAGCAAACAGCACCTAACTTGGGAGCGATTCGCAAGGCAGGGCAAAAAGAAGTAATAGATGTATTGGCAAAAGTAACAGGACAACAATTTGGTAGCACTAAAGATGTAGCCACTTTTGTTGAATCTCTATTACAGGCTAAATCAACCAGCGGTGGTTCCGAACAACCAACAAAAGCAAAGGCAGATACCAGCAGTAAAGCAAATGGAGAATTGCTCGAACTACGCCAGATGATACAGGCGTTAAATTCTAGGTTAGAAGAGAAAGATACGATTGTTCGTAAGACTTCACTTCAAAGCCAGATAAAAGATGTCGCAGTAAAAGCGGGTTTTGACCCACAATACTTAGACCTCGCAACCGGACTATTCGAACAGCAGATCGCATTTGATGATGATGGTAGCACCTATGTAAAAGGCAAGGACGGAACAGTTAGGCTCGACACAAAAGGCGAGCAATTTTCATTGGACCAACTTGCGCAAGAGATTTTGAAGAGTCGGCCTAAGTTAGCGGTAGAACAACCGAGAACTGGCACTGGCACAAGATTTGGTTTTAGTTCTACCGGACCTGGAGGAGACATGCCTGATGCGGCATCTGATCCAGAAGGATGGAAAGCATGGAAAGCAGCAAATGGCCATGGTAAGGGAACTAAAGGAATTGGTGTCAACATGTCGAGGCGGGTTCTTTAAGTAAAGACAAATACAACTTAAAGGAGAATTATAATGTCTTATGTTATCGGCGGTTCTAATGGAGAAGCAAGTGCGTTTGAAAAGACCATTGCTAACTTCGCAATCGAAGTCCTACATGAAAATTTAGGCATCGTTCAAGATACAAACATCGTTACACCACAGCAAGGTGTTACCTTCCGTGTTCCACAACTCGCACCAGTTTCGTTCGGTGATTATGATGACAGCACCGGCGACGGTATGACTCTGTTGTCACAAAATCCAGTTATGGATTCAGCTTCAATTACTGCCACACCTTGTTTGGCACAAACCACATTCAGCTCGTTCTACGATGAAATCACATCGTTCGACTTTGCTGCTTCGCTTGGTTCTGACATGGCTAAAGCATACTCAGAAAAGGTTGATCAACGCGTTCTGAAGTCCTTCCAAGGATTTAAGGCTACAACCGGCGACACGAATTACACCACAGGAACAACTGTTGGTTCTGTCACAGTGGACTATGGTGATGGTTTTGCTCGTGTTAAGGCTGTGGGTGCTGTTGATCTAATGGCTGCTGGTGGTGATCCTTCTGGTCATACTGATGCGGCTGCTACTGTTGTTTCCCTGATCAATCTGATCATCAAGAAATGGCGTTTGTCACGTAACCCAGGTGCTCCATTGATCGTGTTGTCACCAATTGAAGAGTCCCGCCTGCTTGCTGAACTTACAGACATTTCATCTGTTGGCTCAACTGGCGCAATGGGTGTTGGTGCTCTATCAGCAGCTGGTAATGAGCTTCAGACCACAGGTATGATCCGTAACTTTAATGGCGCAACCATCAAGTTCACGACATTCCTATCAAGCGCAAGCCGCGCAGTTGCAGGCGCAAGCCCAGCATCTGTTAAAATCGGTGCTGCATTTGGTCCACAAGCAATCTACACTGTTATGGTGGCAGGTCTTACGATGAAACTCCGTGAAATGCCAAACCCAGCATTCTACTCCCTAACTGGAACAGGTCTGCTCGGCGCTGGTGTTGGAGCACAATCGCGTGGTCTGGCAATCAACATTGCGTAATTAAAGCCGGGGTGGGTGTAACAACTCACCCCAATTTGGAGATTAAATTTAATGGCGATAGCATCATTTCTTAAACCTGCAGATGTCCTTGCGAATACCGATTCGTATAGGGTGTCATCAGCCAGCATTGCTGAAATACAATTCTATGGTCCTGCGGCATACCGTCGTATGGATCAGGTGTTTAAGGGTGATCAAGATTCACAGCTAGTGACCGTAATGTTCCCAAAGGCGAGCATAGAGATCTTGTTAATGTTGGAAGAATCATGGTGGCCAAACTACATCACAAAGGCAGCAAGAACGACTTTGTGGTCAGTTGGTCCAAATGGACAGCTAATAACTGGATTTAACCCAGTCTTATTGGTTAGACCAAATCAATGGTTAATTGAGTTAGAGACCTTTAAGGTCATTGCTAACTTTTATGAAACCTTGGTTAATGATAACGCAAACATAAATGAGAAGGACAAGTTCAACTGGAAAATTGCCGAAGAACGATTCCAATCACGCTGGTCAGATGTTAAACAGGCATCTCACTTTTACGACGTTAACTCAGACGGCGTAATCAGCAAGATAGAAGAGAACAACGACATGGACATAAATTACTACAGTGAAGATAGGAGATACTTTTAATGCCATTGGTTAGTCCTGATGATGTAGCACAGACTCTTAAAAATAATTTTGCTTCGGCTGGATTAGATTTAGAGGTGTTTGTTGAATTTCCAGCAGACGAACTGACTACTTCAGAAGGGATTTATGTCGCTCGCCTCTACCAAGAGGATAGACGAGCAGTAAGCATTACCTTAGGAACATCAGGCAGTGTTTATGATGTAGTAGATAGATTAGAGATGTATCTGATTCAGCCACAATTGAACTTTAGATTGGACGCGTATTTAGATAGCATTTCGAACTTTATAGACGACCAAATTTTCGTGGGTTACTTCAAAAGAGAATACACGGTAGAGCAGTTATACAGAAAGAACAATGAAAGTTATCGCATTATTTTCAGTCTTACCAGATTACAAATTTTATAAAAGGAAACAACAAGATGGCATACTTAAATCCAACACCAGGTGTAGCAAACCTACAGACTGTGGTCGAACTCGACTTCCAGGCTAATGCTACCATCACAGCAGGCAGTATTGTGCTGTCAGCAGGTAAAATCATTGTTCCAGCAATCCAAAAATTGACTGTGAACGCAAGCAACGGAACCTACGAATGGTCCCAGTTAGATTCACGCTCAAAGAAGGTTGTGGCAACTGTTTCAACTAACAGCCTGGCAACCGACATCGTTATTGATCGCACCACATTCTTTGGCAACGCAGCAGCAACCGCAGGTTCGCTGTCCAATGCTGGTATCTTGTCAGCGCAATCTAATAAATCGTATCTAGCATTTAAGGTTCGATTCGACAGCCCAACAGGCGATGGCACAGGTGATACAATGTCAGGTGTGGGATACATTACCCAATTAGCACCTACCATTAACCCAGACCAACCAGTTTGGCAGACACCAATTACCATTGTAGTTGATGGTGACTTCGTAGTTAAGACCGGCGACACGCTTTAAGATTTAGAAGATAGATTGGGACTAACCTCCCAATCTAATCTTTTTGGAGATTTACAGATCATGGAAATACTCAAGAATAAGACCGACTTAGAAATCTTAGATTCTGTCTTGGCTGAAGTGGCTAAATCATCTAATGAAGTTAGATGTGCGCAACAAGACATAGTTAAGATTCAAAATAGATTGTCCTTCGTCCTAGTGTTGATTAACGACCTTAGAGAGAAGGCATTAGATAAACAGATAAAGGAGAGATAAGCAGATGGACTTAGAGACACTCGTATCAAAACCAAAACTAATCGCAGTTACCCTACCGAATGTTGAGCTTGACCAGCTTGATGTTGATGGCAATCCAATCATAATTAAGGAAGTTTCACCTAAATTAAATGCTGATGGTCAGCCAAAGTTTGATCTAGAAGGCAATCCGATCCTAACACAGATTGGTGAGCATGAGAAGTATTATTCAGACATCACCTTCTACACAAAGGATAGGCAACCACTTGATGTTTACCTTAAGTTATCCCTAAGGATGAACAAGGATCAGGAGGCATCTATTGAATTACTCAAAGAGTTAATCCTAAATAAGGACGGAAATCGAATCATTGTTGATGATAGAATTCCACCAGTAAATGTTCAGGTCCTTGTTATGGCGAAGGTTATGGAACTGCTGGGAAAGTAAATTCGAGCATTAGTGATGAGGATGAGGCCATGGGAGGAATACTAATGCTCGATACAATGGCCAATAGATACCATTTACTTCCAACTGAGATTGTGGACAGAGGTAGTTCATTAGATGCTTATGTTTTAACTAATGCCTTGGATTATTACAGGCGACAGCGAGAGGATAAACCATCAAAACCAAAATTGTCTGTAGACGAAATGCTTGCTATGGTTAGGGCAGTTAAGGAGAGAAAATGGCAATAGAATTTAATCTAAATAATCTAACTAAGAAATTAGATCAGATGATACAGGTAAAGCCTAAGGTTATGCGAAAGGCATTGTCATTTTTTGTGGCCCAAACTCCTATTCGAACAGGTAATGCTAGGGCTCATACAACACTTAGGTCTGACCTAGTGATTTTTGCTGATTATCCTTATGCTGAGAGATTGGACACTGGATGGTCTAAGCAAGCACCACAAGGCATGTCGTTGCCTACCGAAAAAGAAATTGCTAAAATGGTTAAAGATGAACTTAAAAGGATAAAATAGTATGGACATTACAGCCACATTAGGTCTTGACAATTCTGATTACCTAAATAAGATAAAGCAGGCTGACACCTCCACGAAATCCTTTAGCACTTCAGCACAATCTTCATTTAAGAATGTAGAAACTTCTCTTGAATCAGCTAAGTCTGCGGTAGAAGGGCTTAACTCCAAATTTGAAGGATTGACGAAAGTCCTAGTAGGTGTAGGTATTGTTGAATTTACAAAATCTCTA